CAATTAGAAATATTGATTTAACTCCATTATTTGATGAGCAAAAGACAACAAACACTAACGCCTGGAATGATGTTATAAAATTACGATCAACAATCATTACAAAGCAGCAGTTTGACGAATTTAGAAAAGAAACTATTAACCAATTAATAAACTACTAATGGCTTTAACCAAAAGATTAGCAGAGGATATTGAGCAAGATATTGCTAAACCTCGTAAAACAACAAAAAAGAGTAAAAATATTTATCAAAAGTTAGCAGATGCAAAGGCTGAGATAGGTGCAATATCTAAGGATTCAACAAATCCTTTCTACAAATCAAAATACTTTGACATCAATAACTTACTTGCTCATGTTGAGCCGATTCTATTAAAGAATGGATTACTATGCTTACAGCCAATAATCAATGGCAATGTAGTAACTCAGATAATTGATATTGATACAGAGCAGATGATTGAATCATCAATACCTTTAACAGATGAGAATGATCCTCAAAAGTTAGGCTCTCAGATAAGTTACTTTAGGAGGTACACATTGAGCAGTTTATTAGCAATCCAGGCAGAGGATGATGATGCCAATAGTGCAAAACCTAAACCTCAGCCAACTAAACCTAAATTAGAGATGGGAACAGAGGCCTTTGAAAAGGTTGCTGCATACATGGCCAAAGATGGCAAGATTACAGAGGTAGCAAAAAAATATACTTTAACAGAAACAATCAAAAAAATACTAATATCTAAATAATGAATACATTAAGAGAATTAATAGGACAAAAAGTAATATTTAATTACAGAGATGAAGATTACCAGGAGGAAATTAGATGTACAGTATTAGATGTTTGTATTAATGATTGGTATTTTAATGAGAAAGGAGAGCCAATATACATAACAGTTGATCTTATGCCTAATGAAACCTATAATGGAGATTTTATTGATGTTGATGATTTTTTTGGTGTTAACCTTTCAGAAATAACAAGATGAAAAAATTAAAATTCATTTCAGGGCAAGGCTTTGAAAACTTTTATGAGAATGGAAAGTTTGAGGTTAAAGCAAAAGAAACAAAGAAATTTACTAAACTCTCAGAGGCAAAAAGGTATTATGACAGCCTTAATGAGCCAAAAGCAATTTGGGAATGTAGCGGATTTGCTGAATTAATAGAGTATCAAGATTATTAAATAACAATAACTAAAATAAATAATTATGAGTGATTTAAAAGTAAGCGGTAAGATAACATCAATATTAGATGTTGAAAAGGGAACAAGTAAGGCCGGTAAGGATTGGCAAAAACAAAACTTTGTAATCGATACAGGAGAGAAATTTAATAACATTATCTGCTTTCAAGTATTCGGAGTAGATAAATGTGAGGCTCTAACCAAATATAACAAGGTTGGAGATGTTGTTAATGTATCTTTTAACGTATCAAGCCGAGAATTTAATGGTAAATACTACCATAATTTAGATGCCTGGATGGTAAAATTAACCGATGAAAATGTAAATGATTTGGCTATCTCTGAGCCTCCAACAGTAGATGAGAATGGAGTTGCAGATTTGCCATTCTAAAGAAACGTAAGACCTTTAGCTTCGGTGGCTCTGCAATAGCAACCATCTAAGCGAGGCGATTAAAAAACAAAAACTTAACCAAATAAATAAATAATTATGAAAACAACATTGTATAATATCGAACAGGAGTATTTAACCTTAATATCAGAGATTGAATCTTTAGATGGAGAGTTAACTCCGGAGATTGAGGAGCAGCTAACGATCAATAAAGAACAGTTAGAGAGTAAATCAGTAGCTTATATGCAAGTAATTGCAACAAAAGAGGATTTAAACTCTGCAATAGATATCGAAATAAAGCGATTACAGGCACTTAAAAAGAGAAACAAGGGCTTAGTAGATAATCTAAAAAATCGTTTATTAGAAGCAGTAAATCTATTTGGAGCGTTTGAGATAGGTTTTAACAAATTTGGCACACGTAAATCATCATCTGTAGCTGTTGAGGATGTTAATTCACTACCAACAGAATATAAAACTGTAAAAGTAACAGAGGCAGCAGATAAAAAGGCAATAAAAGATGCTATTAAGGCCGGTAAAGATGTTCCTGGATGTTCAATAGTTGAGAATCTTAACCTTAAAATCAATTAAGATGACAGCAAACGAATTAAGGATAGGGAATTTATTTAAAACCGATGAAATTGTATTTGTTTACTCAATTGAGTTTAATGATAAAAAAAGAGAGTATAGGGTTTATGTAGATAATCTAAATAGAAACTATAATGATTGTCTATTTTTAGATGAAATTAACGCAATACCATTAACAGAGGAATGGTTGGTTAAATTTGGGTTTGAGAATAAAACAAAAACTTTTGTATTAAATAATATATCCATAAAACAACAAACAAAAGGATATTTCTTTTATTTGAGTATGATGATACAATATGTACATCAATTACAAAACTTATATTTTGCTTTAACAGGCGAGGAACTTAAAAATCAATTAAGATGAGCAGAAAAGAATTAACAGAATTGATTATCAGCTACAGAAATAGCGAAAATATTGAGATGGTAAATTATACAGAATTAGGAGAGGGCAACAAATGTATCTCTCTAAGGGCAGAGGGTAGTTTTTGCTTTCCTAATGGATCAGAGTGCAGTCACGCTATCGGCTTAGATATGCAAAAAATATCAGTAGCATTTATACTTAAAACTCAGCAAAAATGAATAAAAAAGAAAGAGAACTACTTGAGAAACAGTTTATGGATGAAATGGCAACTCCTAAAATGAGAAAAATAGAGGTTGATGAGGACCAGGAATGGGAGGATTATGTAAAAAGTTTGGATCGTGCAATGTGGAGGGGTGTATTTATTGCCTCACTTGTAATCGGAGTTGGATTATTAATCGCCTTAATCGTTTACAAATGAGATTAACAACAATTCAGAAAAGAAACCTTTGCCGGAGGTATTGGGAAAACAATGAAACTTATCTAATTGCTAAAAAGAGAAAGGGATTTGAGGGGATGCATGAATCAGATTTTAAGAGGATAACAGACCTTTACAGCTATTATTATCGGCAATTATATCCGGTTACCTGCCTGGAGTGGATGAACAAAGAGGATGATAATTCTACTCTATTTGCTACAATGACTGAGGAGGAGATATTTAATCAATTATGCAAGGTAAAAGGCAATGCACTAAACATTAAGTGGAAAAAATGAGTATGTTTAGAGAAATGATTGAGTTTAATATTCAGATTTTATCCTTTAGATTAGTGTCAAAATGCTATGAAAGGCTAAATTATGAGGCAGTAATATTGATAGAGAGCCAGGTTGCAACAGTATATTATCAGGGAATGGATGGCTTTGATGCTTATTGTTTAAACTGATGAGGATATCAATTAAACCATTATCTGTTAATCAATGTTGGCAGGGCAAAAGATTCAAAACTAATAAGTATAAAAGTTACGAAAAGGAGTTAATGTTGAGGTTGCCATTGATAAAATTACCTCCTCCTCCTTATCATTTAATCCTAAAGTTTGGATTCAGTAGTAAATTAGCTGATTGGGATAATCCGGTAAAACCTTTCCAGGATATATTACAAAAACGCTATAATTTTGATGATAGGGATATTTTTAAGGCAACAGTTGAAAAGGAGATAGTAAAGAAAGGAGCAGAATTTATTGATTTTAAAATTTTAACCAAATGAACAGAATAAAAGTAGGTTCTGATTTCTCAGGAGTTGTTTGTTATAATATACCTGAATTGGTATTTAAGAGAAAGTTTCTCGTTGATATTGCAGGTTTACAGAAATGCTTAAAAAAGCATAAAAAAACAACAATTAAAAATATAGCTGAAAATTTAAACGTACCTAAAACAGAGGTTGAGCATTGGTTTAGAACAGATAAATGCTTTGCTATTCCAAGAGCAGATATATGGCTAAAATTAAAGAAATTTCTAAACATAAACACATCTAAATTTGATGCTCCTGTTATGGAATTTATTGAGCAAGATGGAGTATATGATCAGGCTAATAGAGTTTATGATGTAAATGGAGTTGCACCAACAATAACAAGTACAAGTGCAGATATAAGAATAATATTATGAAGGATAAGATAAAAGTAGGTTCTGATTTTAGTGGAGTTGGAGCATTTGATCAAGCATTAATACGATTAGGTATTGATTACGAAACAGTTTTCTCTTGTGATATGGATAAGTACGCAAGGCAGACTTATATTCACAATTACGGAGAGCCGAAATATTATCCTGAGAATGTTTATGATAGGGAAATTCCTAAAGAGAGTTTAGATATTTACATGACATCTCCTCCATGCCAATCATTCAGTTTAGCAGGAAAGCGAAAGGGTAAGGATTCAGAGAATGGGATATTATTTTTTAACTCTCATGAGTTTATCCAGGAGAACAATCCGAGATATTTTATTTTCGAGAATGTTAAAGGGCTTTTATCTGATGATAATGGTAAAACTTTCAGCGAATGGTGCAATATGTTAGGAGGTAAATCAATTAACGGGATGCCTGTATTGTTTCCTTACGATAACTCAGTACCTTATCATATCTATCACAAAGTATTAAACTCTAAGAATTACGGAGTACCTCAGAACAGGGAGAGAGTTTTTATTATAGGGATTAGGGATAATGCTGATAATAATTTTACATGGCCGAAAGAGATTCCATTAGAGAAGCGGTTAAAAGATGTTTTGGAGGATGATGTTGATCCTAAGTATTTTTTGAGTGATGAGGCAATTAATAGAATTTGTTACAATGAGAGTGGTTTTAAATCTGAGCTGAAAAAAGAGGATGAGATTGCAAGTACAATTTGTGCGAGTGATTATAAATTAGCGACGGGAATGAATGTTTTAGAGATTAAATCAGCAACAAAAAAAGGTTATGAAACAGCAAAGGATGGAGATAGTATTAATTTCTCTGTACCTAATTCAGAAACCAGGAGAGGGAGAGTTGGTAAGGGAGTTGCTCAAACTTTAGATACTCAATGTAATCAAGGGGTAATAGGTGCAATGAGAGGCAGATATAAAGATGATGGATCAATAGAACAACAAATTGAATTAAATAATAATGATGTTACAAACACAATTACGAGCGTTCAAAAGGATAATTTAGTTATAACAAACAAAATAAGACGATTAACTCCTCGTGAATGTTTTAGGCTGCAAGACTTTCCGGATTCGTTTACATGGCCTGTATCAGATTCTCAGGCTTATAAACAAGCAGGGAATAGTATAACAGTCGCTGTACTTTATAACATCGTAAAAAAATTACGGACTAATAACAGTTAATTATTTGTATATTTGTAAATATAAGTAACGTGGAAATTACTAACAATTTTATTAAAAGCCTTTATCAGATGATGCCGTTCCACGTGGCTAATTTGGTAAGGGCTTAGTACTTAAATAATGTGGAAAATGGGTAAATTAGGTTATACATGGTATCCAAAAGATTGGGGTAATTCAGATGCAGTTTTTGAACTTACATTATCGGAAAGGGGTTTTTATAGAGAATTGATTGATATGGCAATGTTGCATGACAACAGAATTAAATGGAATGTTAATTTATGGGCAAGAAAATTTAATGCAACAACAGATGAAATATGTGATATTTCAGATAAATTATGTGAACTTGAATTAATTGAATTTAGATTTTTTGAAAATCAAGATAAAGAACGTGATGCAAGAGAGTGGCTTTTTATTCCAAGTTGTGAGCCAAGATTGAATTTAGTTAGAGGAGGCAGAAAAGGAGGCAAAAATAAGCCTATAGCTAAGCCTATGGTTAAGCCTATACCTAAGCCTATAGCCAAGCAAAAGAAAGAGAAAAGAAAAGAAATAGAAATAACAGAGTTTTGGGATTTATACCATTCAATATCTAAAAAACTCAAATCAGACCTACAGCCATCTATTAAGCATTGGGATAAATTAACAGAAACAGAAAAGGAGAAAGCTAAATGCAATATCAAAGCATACATTGATTCTGTAAACGATCCAAAATACATAGTTAAGGCCCGGACATATTTAGCTGATAAGAAATTTAATGATGAGTTTAATCCTCCCATACCTAAAAAAATGACTCAAGATAGGTGGGATACAATGAACGAAGCAGAGAGAGTTACATACTTTAAAAACTCTCTAAAAAATGGATAAGCAGATTCAACAATATTTAGAGGATTACAAAAATGGTAGAATTAAAAAGGGCTTAGATGTTGGCTGCATAGAATTAGATGAGATTATCAGATACAAACAAGGTCAATTTAATATTATAAACGGAATTGATAATGTTGGCAAAACTGCCTGGATGCTATGGTATTTTTTATGCCTATCAAACAAACATAATTTAAGGTGGTGCATTTGGTCAGGAGAGAATAAGGCAGGGCAATTAGTGAGGCAGTTAATAGAATTTTATACAGGAGAAAAGGTTGCCGATATGCGAGAGGATAAAATATATCACTATCAACAGACAATCGGCCAATGGTTTACCTTTATTGATAACTCAGATATGTATAAATCTAAAGACTTATTCAAAATATTTGCAGATTCTGATGCTCATGGATGCCTAATTGATCCTTATACGGGATTAAATAGAGGTTATACTCATGCTGATAATTACGATTTTTTAAATGAATCAAGAGATTTTTGCAATAGAACAGGCAAAACATTATACCTAAATACCCATCCAAACACTCCAGGAGCAAATATGACCTATGGAGATAGGCATGAGCATTCAGGGTATAGAATGCCTCCAGGAAAGCAACAATCAGAGGGAGGGCAGCCATTTGCAAATAGATGTGATGATTTTATAACCTTACATAGATTTACAGACCATCCCATACTATGGAAATATACTCAGATTTTTACTCGAAAGGTAAAAGATACAGAAACAGGAGGCAGAATATCATTTGCCGATCAGCCGGTAATGATGGAATATAATAGCGGATTGGGCTTTGTCTGCAATGGTGTTAATCCATTAAATAACAAAATACAAGCAGAAAAAACATCAAATATTGAATTTAATAATAACTTTACATTAACCAAAAAAGATGAACATGATGAAATGCCTTTTTAATCCGATTCCAGGAGTAATATTCAGCACAGACAAAGGAAAATATAAGATAGTCAATAGGTGGCTGCATGATGATACTTTAGATTTTACAAATATTGAAACGGGAGAGGGTAAATCCTGTTCTGTTGAGTATTTTAATGAAATGCAGGAGATAGGAAATATTGAGATTGTTGAATTATAACGCAATAGTAAACCACGTTTTAATGTGGTTTAAAATTAGTTATAAAAAAAGATGAATTATGAGCAGGAGCAAAGAAGATAGAGCAAAAGCGTTAAAATGGTGGGATAAGCTAATTATAGAATCCAGGATAGAATACCATTACAAACATTATCCGGAGGCCAAATATGAGATTGGCAAGGCTCAGATAGAAATAGTTTGGAGGAGAGAAACACAAAAAAAGAAATGATATGTGGTCGTATTACGGGAGTAAAAGTAAAATTGTTGATTTATACCCTCATCCAAAACATGACAAAATCATTGAGCCATTTGCAGGATCAGCAAGATATGCTCTGAAATGGTTTAATAGAGATGTTACTATTGTGGATAAATACGAAAAGTTAATTAAAATTTGGCAATGGTTGCAACAATGCAGTAAAAATGATATTATTTCTTTGCCTAAAATGAAAGCCGGAGATAATACTGATAATTTTAATTTTGATTGTCAAGAGGCAAAATGGTTCATGGGTTTTATTATAATGGGAGGAGTTAATGCACCGAGAAAGACAGTTAGTAGTGTTGGGAATTTTGGGCAATGTGTTGAAAGAGAAAAAAACAGAATATCTGAAAATCTTTTTAAAATTAAGCATTGGAAAATTTTAATGGGTAGTTATGATGATTTGCAAAATGAAAATGCAACATGGTTTATCGATCCTCCTTATCAGTTTGGAGGAGAGTATTATATTAAAAGTAATAAAGAAATTGATTTCGTTAAATTAAGCGAATGGTGCAAAAGTAGAAACGGACAAACGATTGTATGTGAAAACACAAAAGCAAATTGGTTAGATTTTAAGCCAATGAAAGAAATGCAAGGCTCAATGTACAAAACTACAGAAGCAATATGGAGCAACATACCTACTAATTATGATGCAATACAACAAACTTTATTTTAAACTTAACCAAAAGAAATGATTATCCAATTAGAAATAGAGCAGATGATTGCTGAGTTAAAAAGGCATAACAGCGACAAGGCTAAAGATTATATTAATGTGCTGAATAGAACGCTGATGGAGATGAGAGAGCAGAATAACGCTTTAAAACAGAGCATGATGCTAACATCACAATCTGAGATTGATGGATTAAATCTGTTAAAAGAGAATGCTGCTTTAAAACAAAGGATTGAGCAGATGAATAATGTAATAAATAAAATGGATGAGGTTTGAAACAGCTAAGGATTTAGCAAAAGAGGTAGCAGTAATGGAAAGATTTGCAAAAGGGAATCCATTCCATAAATTAGGAAAGCATGATTTGGATTTTTGCATTCCTGGAAGATGCTATGTTGAGGTTAAATGTATTAACTCCTCCTCGACTGATTATGATTATTCTATAATATCACTAATAAAATTGGTTAAGATGCAGGAGATGGCTCGAAAACTACCAACATTCATAGTATTTGGATATACCGATAAGATTAAATACATTAATTTCATTGATATTGATGGCAATATTAAACACTCAGGCAGAGAGCAAAGGGATGGAGCAGCTAATGACCGAGAGTTATTATTGTTTTTAGACAGAAAAAAATTAATAGAATTATATTAACTTTGCAACAATTCATAATTTTTTGGTTAAAGTTAGGCAGGAGGTGGAGTGGTTTTAATTGCTCTGCCTTTTGTTTTATATCACTATATTTGACCAAATTAATTTAACCAAATATGAAAATAGTAAATCGAAAGATTAAAGACCTAATCAGGGCAGAGTACAATCCAAGAGAATTAACCAAAGACCAATACAATCATTTAAAGGATAGTTTGTTGAGGTTTGGAGTTGTTGATCCTGTAATAGTAAACAAACATCCGGACAGAGATAATATCATCATTGGAGGCCATCAGAGGAGCAAAGTTTGGGAGGATATGGGTAATGATAAAATCCCAACAGTTGAATTATCTCTAACATTGGATAAGGAGAAAGAGTTGAATGTTAGGCTGAATAAAAATACAGGGCAGTTTGATATGGATATGTTGGCTAATCACTTTGAAACGGATGATTTAATTGAGTGGGGATTTAGTGAGGGCGAGTTGGTAGGATTTGATGAGGTTGATTTGGAGGCAGAGGAGGATGATTTTGATGTGCCTGATGGAGGTATTGAAACTGATATTGTTGCAGGAGATTTATTTGAGATAGGAGAGCATAGGTTGTTATGTGGAGATAGTACCGATTCGGATAGTGTTGCTAAATTGATGAATGGAGAGAAAGCAGATATGGTATTTACTGATCCTCCTTATAATATAGATTATCAAGGTGTAAAAGATAAAAGAGATAAGATTGCTAATGATAAGATGAGTGATGAGGATTTTACTCAATTCCTTTATGATGCTCTAAATGTTAATTGTGATACTTATTATGTTTGTTGTTCCTGGCAGTACAGTCATTTATTTAGGAACGCATTAGAGAGCCTACAAAAGCCTGTTAAGTCATTTATAGTATGGGACAAAGTTAATCCAGCACAGCATTTAGATAAGTACTATAAACAGCACGAGATTATATTATATCACGGTAAGTTTGGAGGGCAGAAAACAGTAAGAGGAGATGTTTGGCAAACTAAAAGAGAACGCAACACAGTACATCCTACAATGAAACCAATATCTTTAATAGAAATGGCTCTGAATGATAATCTTGATAAGAAAATAGTTTACGATGCTTTTCTTGGTTCGGGCAGTACAATGGTTGCTTGTCACCAATTAAAAAAGAAATGCAGAGGGATAGAACTTGATCCTAAATACTGCCAAGTGATAGTTAACAGAATGATGAAACTTGATGAGAATTTAGTCGTAAAACTCAATGGAAAACCTTATGAAAAGGAATTAGTATCTTTGTAATATGGCACAACAAAAAACAACACTATTAAAAGAGGCAATGATTCAGGCACTTGAAAAATGCTTAGGAATCGTAACAACAGCCTCAAAAATGGCAGGGATTGAAAGGACTACTCATTACAGATGGATGAATGAAGATGAGGAGTATAAGGCAAGTGCTGAGGATATTAGTGATATTGTTTTAGACTTTGCAGAGAGCCAATTACATAAACAGATTAAAGAGAATAATACGGCATCAACAATATTCTATCTAAAGACTAAAGGCAAAAAGAGAGGGTATATTGAGGCTCAGGAGATAAACTTTAACGCCAAAAAGAATCTTCCTGAGTGGATGAGTGAGGGGGATGAAAGCTAATCCCAACTATTTACACCTAAAGAAAACAGTACCAAAAGAGAGATTTACTTTATTGCAGGGAGGTACACGTTCCGGTAAATCTTACTCCTGTATCTATTATATTATTGACTTATGCAGTAAGCATGATGGCATTGAAATTGACATCGTTCGAGATACTTTTACAGCACTAAAAGCAACAGCCTGGAAAGATTTTAAGGATGTATTGATGAGGCATGAGTTGTACGATCCAAATAATCACAATAAAACAGATAAATTCTACAATCTAAACGGCAATATAATTAGTTATTATGGTGCTGATGATCCTGGCAAGATACATGGTAGGAGCAGGGATGTATTATGGGTTAATGAGGCCAATCAGTTAGATGAGGAAACTGTTGACCAATTATTCCCTCGAACAAGGCATAGGATAATAATGGATTACAATCCGGCACTACCTTTGGAGCATTGGTTAGATAGTTACATCATTGATTATCCTCCAATCATAACAACATACAAGGATAATCCTCATCTTACAGAGGCTCAGATAATGGATATTGAACGCAAAAGAAACAATCCGTATTGGTGGGCAGTCTATGGAGCAGGGGAAAGGGCTAAGCCTGTAGGAGCAATATTCTCTGATTGGGAGGTAGGGGAGTTTGATGATTCTCTGCCTTATATCTATGGAATGGATTTTGGATTTAGCCGAGATCCTGATACAATTCTCAAAGTTGCCATTGATAAGAAGCGGATGATATTATACTGCAAAGAATATCTATACTCAAATGGCCATTCTACCAATGAATTAATAGAGATTTTAGAGCGTACTATTGACAGAAAGGATATGATAGTCGCTGATT